AGCTAGAGCTAGACTTCTTGTTACGCTTTTGCTGGACTTGTTGTTCACCCTCAAAGAGTTTATCAACAAATCCAGCTATCTCGCCTACATCGTTTGCAGTATTGATTACAGATTTGATTTGGTCAACGGCAGCTTTTACCAAGGAAATTCCAGCCAAGGTTTCTGCAATCATACTAGTCTCCTTACATTTTCATTAAAAGTGAAGAAGCAAGGCCAACAACTATAATCGTTGACCCCATAATCATAGCCTCTAAACGCCACATGCGTTTGTCTAAGGCTTCAAGTTTTTCTCCGACAGCCTGATAGCGAACCGCACATTCTTTTTCGTGCGCCTCAAGTTCCAGTTGTACTTTTAGTTCTGGTTCTAGCGACATCTTCATACTACTCAATCACATCCCATGAAGTTGTGTCCTCATTCCAAATGTAATCGCCTTCTGTTGGTCGCGTAACAGGTGCATCCCAGTAACAAGTGTCTTCATCCAGCACCCAACCTTGGAAAGGCTGTGCTTCATAGAAAGCATCTCTATCCGCATCGTAAACTCCACCAACAGTGGCAAAGTTCTTCCGCAGAGACTTAGATTGGTCTTCGCTTGGTGTTCTTGTGCCAGCCTGACAGTGTGTACCGCCTCTAGTATTATAGCTGGTCTGTATCCACTCGCCAGCTTCTGTATCTGTGAAAGTGTCGAAGAACTCTGGTTCAGCTACTAAGATTTTCGTAACTGTCCCATCAATAACTTTTGCAAAATGTCCCATTATACTGCGTACCTTATAATTACTAAGCCTGAGCCACCTTGTCCCGGCCCACCTTGTTGACCCGTATGACCACCCGCTCCACCTGCGCCGCCGCCTGTGTTTGCTTGACCATCGCCCGGAGCGTTTGATGTGTAACCTGTAGCGTGAATACGGGTAGCACCTGTACCGCCGCCACCCGGATGCATCGTTCCGCCACCGCCTTGGTTTCTACCGCCACCTCCACCACTGGCATAGTATCCGCTATCACCTGTTGAAGTTGCGGTAGCCCATGCAGAAAATGCGTATGTGCCTTGACCATTAGTTCCACCAACAGGGTTGCTACCACCACCACCTGCGCTTCCTTTGCCGCCACCGCCGCCAGAAGCATAGTTACCACCAGAGCCACCACCGTTGTGGCCTTGTCCTGATGTACCAGAACCGCCACTACCAGAGCTAACTCCGCCACCTCCGCCAGAGCCACCAGAAGAACCGTTAGATTGATACGTGCCGCCTTGACCACCTGCTATGGCAGTTGTAAACGAAGTGATTGATGAGTTGGTATTTTGACCACCGACTTGAACAGTATAAGTTGCAGCACTTAGTGTGCTTGTTTCTGATAACAAACCACCAGCACCGCCTCCGCCACCATCGTTTTTAGAGCTTCCGCCACCAGCAATTATCAACGCTTCGACACTTCTGTTATCGCCAGTTGCCACAACAAATGAGCCAGATGATGTGAATGTGTGGTAGTTGTAGCCACCTGCTGTAGTGATTGTGCCACCAGTTGGTAGAGGGATTGGTGTCTGGACTGTTTTGTTAATGGTGTTTGTGCTTTCAGCACCACCAGCGTTAAGCACAGACACAGTGATTACATCACCCGCAGTTTGACCATAGACTGCCGCTGGTACGGCTACAGTTAGTGAGCCGTTAGTAACAGTTTGGTCAGCAACATCAGCAAGTAATGTAGAACCTTCTCTAAACCTAATTGTTACTGTGTCAGTCTCGTTAATCATAGCAACAACCAAGTCACTTGCGTCACCTGCGTAAATGTCACCAGTGACAGAACTGACTGTTGGCGATACACCTGCTACAATCGCTTGCCAGCCTGTACCATTATAGTATTCTGCTGAACCTGATGTAGAGTTCATTCTGACTTCGCCTTGGTCAGGACTAGCTGGTCTTTGAGCAGTCGTTCCAAGAGGAAGACTTAGACCACCTGTTGATGTATTGGCTTGGTCAGACACAGTGGTTGGTGTTACTGAAACAGCTCCGTCTGCAATCTTTGCCGAAGTTATTGCATCGTCTGCTAGTTTAGCTGTGGTTATCGAACCATCTGCTGGCACAGCGTTGCCTAGCGACCCCGAAGGAATAGCAAAGCCACCGCCTACGATGTTTGCCATATCTCTTGCTTTTGTCATGGCTTAATCTCCTGCTAATGCTGTGGCATAACCCGCTTTTACTGCGTCAGTGAATACAACATTGCACACTGCAACAACGTCAGCACCTTCGCCTGATAGATTAGCATTGGGTAAAATAACCTTTCGGCTAAAACTACGGCTAATCTCAACGCCATCACGTTTGATTACTGTAGCTGTGCGAACACCTACCGCAGACCAATCGCCTTTGTTTACTACTTCAATCTTATCGTTGATTGCTTCTTCTGTTAATGCCATTTTTATCTCCTATGGATGGACTGTCCTACCCAAAGCATCCGCAGTGGGCTATTGATTTGTGATGTATGAAACTGTGAACATAAGGTCAGCTTGGTCATCTACTAAATGAACGTGGTCAACCACTGTTCTGCCTGTGTTATTTCGTGACGCCATGAAAACAAGTAAATTAGCACTAGCATCTGCCATAACCACCATATCCGCATTGCTTGACAAATCTACAGTATTAAAACTTACTGCGCCAAAACAATCTTGCACATCGGTTGTGTAAGGCATACCGGTAACAAGAAACTGACTATTACCTGTTGTGCCTGATGTGTTTATGTTTGTTATAGAAGCATTAAGTGTAACTAGCCTGCCAATCTTTGTATAAGTCCCCGATACAGAAGCGGCACTAGCGGCACTACCTGAATTGGTGCTGAATGTAGGTGTCCACGTTCCTTCTTCGTAGTCATCAAGTGCATTTTCCTGTGCAGTGTCACCGTTGAAAGTAATGCCACCTGTTGATAAGATGCGTAGCCTATTAGTTCCATTTGTATCAAATATAATATCTTGTGTTTCACAAGAAACAACTAAGTCACCATCATTTTGAATACCAAAAGTAGCGCCTTGGTCGGTGTCATCTCTAATTCTCAAAGCGGCATTAACACCTGTACCGCCCGGACCTTGAGCCGTTAATTGGGTTGTCGTATTTAAACCGCCCGTGACATCCACGCCTGTGGCACTAGTTGCTAGTCTTAGATTGGCGTTGTTATAAAGTGAAACTGCGCCATCATCAGCAATAATAATTCCGCTTTCACCAGCCTTTGCTTGAAGAACGATATTACCGCCATCGTCATCATCTACGTTTGAGCGTATGTAAATATTGCCTGTATTATTATCTATGTAGCTGTGAGTTGCGTTATGGTACACACTGAGGTCATTGCCAGAACCGAAGATGGCCTTGATGTTGTCACCGAAAGCTACGTTGCCACTAAAAGCACCACCATTAGTCGCTGAAACCATATCAGCAGTCGTGAATGACTTGAACGCTATGATATTCAGTTCATCGTTTACAGCTGCCCCGCTTGCAAGCACTACGCTTGAGCCATTCGTTGCTGTATAGTCTGAACCATTTTCGATAACGATACCGTTTAGAACTACTATTAGATTAGCAACTGTGTAGCTGAGTGTGTTACTTGCATCGTCAGAGCCAGTGAATGTTGTCTGGTTTGCAGTGGCTGTATATTTGTATTCCAGCAGTGAAGCACCACCAGCACTCGATGCGGCAATCCATGAACCACCATCGTAGACCCGCATTTCGTTTGCAGACTGATTGAAGTACAGCGCACCTGCAACTAAAGCATTACCATCATTGTCCACTGTTGGATTTGCATCAGCCGCTAGGTTCTTTGAGCCTAAGTATTTGTCGTCAAAGTCATCGAATGAGTTTGCCGCCGCAGAAGCACTAGCCGCCGCCGCTATTTGTGATGCAGATGCGTCTGTTGCATTTTGACCAGCGTTTTGTATGGCTGTTAAGTTGTCAGTTACGTTCTGTAAGTTAGTAGCCTGACCAGCAACAGTGTTAATGTTTGTGGCATTACCAGCAACAGCCGTAACATTTGCGTCATTACTTGCAACTGTAGTTACGTTAGCTTGTATGCCAGCGACAGTAGTAACATTAGCCTGTATTCCAGCAACTGTAGTTACATTACCGTCTATACCAGCTACAGTATTTACGTTAGCAATGTTTGTTGCAACAGTTCCAATGTCTGCTTCATCACCAGCAACTGCTGTCACATTGGCTTGTATGCCTGACACTGTAGTTATGTCACCGCTAATATTAGCTAAAGTATTCATGTTTGATACATTAGATGTAGTAGCTAACGTATTCATGTCCGATACTATGTCAGCAGTAGCTAGAAGATTCATGTCTGAAACAGCGTCAGAAGTACCAAGTAAACCTATCTCTGTATTAAGACCAGCAACAACACCAATGTCTGCTTGGTCAGCTACTACGGCTGTGACATCACTAGCAATACCTGCTACTGTTGTTACTTCTGTGTTAATACCTGCCACTGTATTGATATTAGGTAGGTTAGTAGAAATGAAAGCTTTATTAACTGCGTCAGTGTTAGCTACAGGAGCAGCTACGTTCTTAATAACTTTACTCTGTGCATCCCACTTATCATCTGTGTCAAGTGTAATAGCATCATTTGCTTTATCGTTAGCTTCCTGTGCTGCGTGGAAGACTTGGATGTTAGAATTATCTAGGTCTTCCTCTGTTAGTACTGAGCCAGATGCAAAGTCTATTGCACGTGATGTGAGAGTTGTAGTACGTCTGACTTGTACTAGCGTACCAGACGCAGGTGCAGAGGTCAGAGTTACTTCGGAAGAAGATGGAAAAGTAAGGCCAGTCTCAGCCACACCATCAACTGT